TCAACCCGGTCCACTCGACGGGGGCAGGTCACCTGCGTCGGGGCCGACCATCTCGGGCGACCACTCGTCGTAATAGTCCGCCTGCCAGCTCGCGATGGCCTTCTCGAAGCGGATCGGCTCGACATACGGGTAGTTCAGCAGGCCGTAGAGATAGCCGAAGCCCGGCATCGCCATCGAGCGGCGGCCGTTGGTGCGGGCGGGCGCCTTGAAGAACAGCACCACGTCGCCGCCCCAGATATCGAACATCGTGGTGCCGCCGTCGGTGGTGTAAACGCCGTCGCCGACAATCACCTCGGACACGCCGAAATAGGTGGCGAGCATCGACTCGGTGATCACCTCGGTGGAGGTGTACTTGAAGTAGTCGCGCACGCTCGGGTGGTAGCGCAGCGCCGAATAGACCTTGCCACCCATGACGATGCACTGGGGGCGGCGGCCGATCGCCGCGCGGACCCCATCCTGCGCGGTCAGCACGTCCTTCTGCGGCGTCGAGGTGGACTGGCTCCACTGGCTCGCGCCGCTGAGCACCGTTTTGTTGGCGTTGGCATAGCGCGTCGCGTCGCGCACGACGTTCGCGATCGAGATTTCCTTCTCGAGGCTGACGACCTGCATCGTCACGTCGACCGCATCGAGCTGGAGGTTGAGCTGGGGGACGTTCTGCGCCTCCTCAACCCACTCGCGCGGGACGACGCAGCCCAGCGCGCGCTGCGTCAGCGACACAGTCGCGGACGCCAGGCCGAAAGTGATGGTGCGGATCTGGCCCCCGGGCGCGCGCTCCACATTGTAGCGGCGGAAATGCTCCTTGCCGAAGATGATGCGCTTGGCTGCGCGCGTGGGCATGTCGACGCGCGGGAACACGCGCTCGCCGACGAAATCCGCGTTGGTGTAGCCGCGGGCGTGTTCGGTCAGGACCGGATCGGAAACGCGGGCCTGTGCTAGGGTCATCGACATGGGATCGGGCTCCTGGCCGGACGGTTACTTGATGAGGACGGGGCCGAGCTGGCCCGCGGTGATGGCTGCGAGCGCGTAGGCTGCGATGACGCCGGTACCGCCCTGCGCGATGGCGCTGCCGTCGGCCGCGCTCTTGACCGGCCCGCCGAGCGCCAGACCCCCGGTTCCGGCGAGCGCCTGGCCGACGCCCGAAAGCTGAACGACCGAGGGCTGGCCCGCCGCGACGGTTGCGAGCGCGATGCCGAGGCAGGCCGCACCGGCGGCCGACTGGGTCGTCGCATCGAAGGCAACGAAGGCGCCTGCGGTGTGGCCGCCCGCACCAGCGGTCACGACGCGGAAGCTGCCGCGCTCGCGCTGATGCATCAGGAACACCTCGATCAACTGGCCCGCCGCGCTGGCGGCCTGCAGGGCGATGCCCTGGATCAGGATGCCGTTCGCGACGATCGCGCGACCGCTCGTGTCCGCGCCGACACTGTCGCCGACGTTGACCGCGCCGCCCGCCTCCACGCGCGCCGTGCCGAGCACGGTCGCGGCGAAGTTGGTGCCGGTCGCGGCGTCATACTTGCTGACGCCGATCGAGGGCGTGTTCAGCGCAGAGACCTGCGCTCCCGCCGGGGTAACGAAGCGGAATTTGGTGACCACGCCCGATGCCTTGAGCGTGATCGGGAGGACGACATTTTCTTGGCTCATCGGATCGCGCTCCTCAGGCGATGGACTTGGAGGCGCGGATGGCGGCCTCGCTGTAGGAAAGCTTCGGGTCGGCAGCCATCAGCCGCTTGGCCTCGGCATCGATTTTGGCGCCGCGCGCTTCGACGGCGACGCCGACGGGCGCCGAGAAGGTGTATGTCGAGCCTGTTTCAGGATCGGTCGCAGCACCGGCGACTTCGCCCAGCGGCACCAGCGGCTGCGCGCCTTCGAACAGCTTGCGGAAGGCGGTCAGCGGGTCGACCTTGTCGCCGCCCGCAGCGAAGGCGAACGGCTCGACCGCGGCACCAGCGAGCGCGACCTGCAGCTCGACGACCGCGTCCTTCGCGGCCGGGGCCAGCCTGTGCGCGTCGACCAGCCCGGCGGCGAACGCCATCGCGCCGTCGCGCACGGCCCTGGCCTGGGCGGCAGCCGCTGCCTTCTCGGCATCGGCCAGCTTCGCCTCGCGCTCGGCGAGCGCGGCTTCCTTCGCCGCCAGCTCGGCGGCGAGGTCGGTGGTCTTGTAGGTCACGGGGTCCTGCTCCTCGATGAGCTGAAAGTCTTCGTGGCCGCCGCTCAGCTCCACCGGTTCCAGGCCGGGGATGGCGGGGGCGGCGGCGCCGAGCACGCCGATGTGGCGCAGCGTCCATTCGCCGGGCTTTGGGTTGCCGGGCTGCTCCGGCCCCCACAGCGAGGGGCTGACAGGGCCGTAGAACCCGTCCTTCAGCACCGCCGCGAAGGAGGGGTGGACGTCGGCGTCCGCATAGACCGCGTCGCCGACGCGCTCGACCTTGTTGACCCAGCCGTAGGAGGGGGCGTTCGTCTCCGGGTGGCCGATGACGACGGGCACCCTCGATCCCTCGGCGGCAAAGTTCGCGACGACCTGGTCGAGATGCTCGGACCGGAACTCGACGGGACGCCCGCGCACGTCCGCCGTCTTGCGGGGCCGGAGGATCCGGAAGCGGACAGGGACGCGGGCCGTCATGGAGACGGCTGTAGAGCGGGCCGCGTCGACGCTTACCCCGGCACCGACGCCGGGGTGTGGAATTCCCCGCCGCGCGCGGGCGGGCTTAGCCGATCAGCGCCGCGGTGGCGAGGCTGGCGCTAGTGGCGGGGCTGATCGTGCTCGGCCTCGCACAGCCGTATCTCGCTTGGGGTCTCGATGCCCAGGCAGGGATCGCGTGTGATCCGCCGCTTCTCGCGGAGGCTCGTATCGCCGCCCCACGAGAACTCCGCCATCTGCCGCCGTGCGTCGCGCAGGCCCGACGCAGCAGCGAGGATGCGGGGTTCCACGTGGATGCCCGCGCGCAGCTGGCGGCAGATCATGAAATCGGGGCCGTCGCGGTACGGGCCGGTGCAGGGGCAATAGCCCTGCCAGCAGAGCTTGCGTGCGGCCGACGCCTTGCGCGCGGCACCCGCCGGAGAGGAGGCCAACGCCAGCGCCGCGGCGAGCGCGATGATCGACCGGACGGCGTTCACGCGCGCGTTGTAGCCCGCTCGCGGTGCCGTTGCCAGCTTTGCAGGGTCGCGGCGCCGAACGATCGGCCTGGGAATCCCTTTCACAGCCCCGCCAGCGCTTTTTCGGGGGGGTGCCGCGCTACGGACGGACCTTAAGGCAGTTTGCGAGCGGTTCTGCGCGGCCTAATCGGTTGGAAGCCTCCGACGCAAACGCCACCCGTCAGTCGCAGCGGCTCAGCACCACCTGAAGGTTTTTGATCTCGCTGGCAGCGATCATGGCGTTATACGGGTCGTTGCGACTGGTAAGCAGCCTGGCGCGGGCTTCGGCTTCCTGTCCCGCCGCTCTCGCGCACACCGCCTGGCTTGGTCCGAAGATGCCGGGACGCAGCGAGCCGGGTGCAATGAGCCAGATCGCCATCGCCGCCGTGGACACTGCCGTCACGACGAGCGAGGCGGTTGCAAGCGCGGGCAACGATCGGCTCGCCGTTGGCGTCACCGGCAGTGCGGCAGCGTCTTCGTCTGGCTTCACGCTCGCGCTCTAGCGGGCTCCGGACGGGGGTGCCGGCGGGAAAGCCCTGTGCAGCCGTGCCCAGCCCCACTGGGCGCCTTTTGCGGGTCGTCTGGCGTCAGACACCGGGCGGCGATTCGAAGGCGCTCCACGGGCCTTAAAACGGCTCAGAGCTTGCGGCCGACCCACACGGCCCGGCCGATGATCGCGAAGTTGTCGCCCTCGGCGTCGCGGTCGATCTCGATCGGCGGGTAGATGGGATTGCTGCTGACCAGTCGCATGCCGCTCGCCGACGTTCGAACAATCCGTTTCGCCATCAGTAGGTCGCCCCACCGAACCACGCAAAGCCCCTCGGCCGCGTGGCGCTCTGACTGATCGATCAGCAGATGGTCGCCGTCCTGCAGCTCGGGCACCATCGAATCGCCGCGCACGAGCAGCACAGCGAGCTTCGACCGGTCGCTGAACCTTCGCAGATAGTCCTCACGGAATGCGAGCGTGCCGACTGGCCGCTCGAGGGTTCCCGTGCGTCCATCTCCGGCAGACACTTCCACGTCATAGAGCGGGATGTGCCCGAATTCAGACATGCCGCTTTTGCTTGAGCCCGGAGCGTCGCCAAACGCCAACTCCTCCAGCCCGAGACCTATTGCACGGGCAACCCTCGCCGTTCGGCTGAACCCCGGATCGCTCGCCTCGCCAACCATCTTCTTCAGCGTCGACACAGGGATATCGGTCGCCGCGTGAACACGGTCGTAGCCGCCCGCACGCCGGATCGCCTCCCGCAAGCGGTCCCTCTCGTCGCTCGTTAACAAGATTTACCCCCTTCCCACGCAGGAATAGCGCTCTACGGTCCTCTAATCGGTTGCCAGCTTGCGGCCGACCCACACGGCCCGGCCAAGGATCGCCCACTCGGGATCGCCATTGGCCAGGTAGAGAGGCTCATAGGCTCGGTTGTCGCTCCGCAGGCAGATGCCGCCAACCATCTGCTGCACCCGCTTGATCAGCAGCTGATCGCTGAGGCGCACGGCATAGATGCCGTCCCCCACGCGGGACTGCGCCCGGTCGATTAGCACATTATCGCCGTCCTGCAGCTCAGGCGTCATGGAGTCGCCCCTGACCGTCAGGACCGCGAGTGCTGACCGGTCGGCGAAGCGGTTCAGATAATCCTGCCTGAACGCGAAAAACCCCGTCGGCTCCTCGGTCATCGGCTGGCGGCCATGCCCAGCCGCCAACTCGATATCGTAGAGCGCCACTAAGCCAAACTCCTCTCCGGGTCCGGACGCGGGCTCCTGCCGCCCGTGAATAACCCAGTCGAGACTGACGCCAACGGTTCGCGCAAGCGCTGCGACACGCGTCAGCGACACATCGCTTTCCACCTTCGGATCGAGCAGTCGCTGTACCGTCTGCTTGTTGAGGCCCGACGCCGCCGCGGCGCGCGCCTGGTTGCCCCAGCGCTCGACGGCGCGGCGCAGCCGATCTTTCGCGTCAGCTGAGAAATTCCACTCCGGCTTCATGCCGCCTGGGCGCCCTCCGAAACTTTTTTGCGCGCTAGTGGAACCGCATTGACAAAGCAAAGTCCCGCAGGGCACATCATATGTCCATGGAGAGGGACGGCCTGCGGGCCCGGGACTGGCATCCCGAGGACATCAAGGCAGCGATCCGAAAGCGCGACGTGACCCTCCGGCAGGTGGCGGAGGCTCATCTGCTGCATCGTCAGGTTATCTCCCTTGCACTCCACCGCCCGCATGGCCCGGCCGAACGCGCCATCGCGAAGACGCTCGGGTTGCACCCGGAAGTTATCTGGCCGTCACGATATCATCCGGACGGCTCGCGCAAGTCGCCGCAGCCGCGCCCGCGCTGCGGCCGCAGGGCAGGGCCGCAATGACCCGCCCGCTGCTCCGCCTCGTCACTGCGGACTTCGCGCCTGCCGCGCAGCCGCGGTCGGGCCGTGGACGCCCTGCTGGATCGGGCTGGTTCGATCGGCACCCGCAGGCGGTGGGCATGGTGCGCAGCCTGCTGACCAGGAACTCCCACGCCTCGGCCGCCGACGCGCACGAGCTGCTGCAGGCGCGCTATGGCGGGGACGCGCCTTCCTACCGAACCGTCCGCTATTTCGTCGCAGACTTCCGCGCGCGCCACGGCGAGGTGCTGACCCGCCTGCACGACAGCGACGGCTATCGCAGCCGCCACATGCTCGCGGCGGGCGACATGGCGGCCGAGGTCTCGCGCCCGCACCAGCTGTGGGAAATCGACGCGACCAAGATGGACGTGATGACGAGCGAGGGGCGCAAGACGGTCCTCGTCGCGGTCGACGTCTGGAGCCGCGACGCGGTCGTCATCGTCGACAACAGCGAGAGTTCGGAAGCGGTCCGGAAGCTGTTGCTCTCCGCGATCCTCTACTGGCGCGCGGTCCCGGAAGCGATCCGCACCGACAACGGCTCGGGCCTTGCGTCGCTGTCGGTCAAGTCGGCCGCGAAGCTGCTGGGGATCGAGATGCGCTACTGCCTCCCCGGGCAGCCCTACCGGAAGCCATTCGTCGAAGCGTTCATCCGCACGCTGATGCACGCGGGGTCGCGGCTGATCCCCGGCTATACCGGCCCGAACGTCGCCGCCGCCCAGCGCCTGCGCTCGCAGGCCAAGCGCGAAACCGGCCGCGCGGTGATCACCGGCAGCCACACCCCGCAGGAGGCGCAGCGCTTCTACGACGCGTATCTGGCGGGGCGCTACCGGCTGCGCCCGCACGGCGCCACCGGCGAGATGCCAGCCGAGCGCGTGCTGCGCTGGCCCGAAGGCTATCGCCCGGCCGAGCTGCCCGACCGCAACATCCTGATCGCCGCGCTCGCCGAGGATCTGGGCGAGAAGACCGTGAGGGGCAAGCAGGGTCTAGTTCATCAGGGCCACAGCTACTGGAGCGAGTGCCTGATCGGCCGCGACGGAGAGCGCGTCCGCGTCCGTCGCATGGAGGACGATATCGGTCGCCTCCTGGTCTTCGATCAGCGCTGGAACCTGATCGGGGAGGCGCTGAACCACGAGGCGCTCGGGCTTTCCAAGCGTGACTTCGCGATCGCGGCAGGCCGCAAGAAGGAGCGCGCGGTCGCCGAGCTGCAGGCCGAACTGCTCGCAGCGGCCAGGCGCTGGCGGCCCGAGGAGATCATCTGGGAGGCGCGCGCAGCCAAGGCGGAGATGCTGGCGCCAGCCCTCGATCGTGCGCCCGAACCGCTAGCGCCGATCGCGCCACCCCGGCCCAAGCCGCAGCTGATCGCGATCCGGCCCGACGTCGCCGAGCGCGTCAAGTCGGCGCTGACCGCCGAGCCAGCGGCACCGACGCTCGAAGCCATGACCCCGGCCGAACGGATGCGCTGGGTCGACTCCATCCTCGCGCGCGCAGCTGCGGGTGAACCCGTCGAAGAACGGGACTTCGCGCGGGCGAACATGATGCGCGGAGAACCTGAATATCGTGCGCAGAAGCGCATCGAGAAGCTGTTCTCAAAGGCGGAAGGTAACCTATCGTGAAGATGCGACCACCACCTGCACCGACGACCAACATGACACTGGCGCTGCAGACTCTGGAAGAGTTGGTCGGGGCCGAGTTCGGAACACCACGCTTCGGCGTGTTCTATGGCCGCTCCGGCCTCGGCAAGACCGAGAGCGTTTTTTTTCTGCGGCGCTCAGCTCGATGCCGTCTATGTCGAGGCTTATGAGGGCATCGGCAAGAAGTGGCTGATGACCGAGCTCGCGCGTGAGCTGCACATCAAGTCGCCCGAGCGCACCTTCGAAGGACTGTTTCACCAGGTCGTCGAAGCGCTGGTCGAGCAGCAGCGGCCGATCATCCTCGACGAGGCCGACTTCCTGCTGAAGCTCAACCTAATCCAGGTCGCGCGCAAGATCTCCGACCGCTCGCAGATGCCGATCCTGTTCGTGGGCGAGGACACCTTCCCCGAAAGCATCCGCCGCTGGGGTCACGTCCACAACCGCGTTCGTACATGGGTCAAGGCGCAGCCGACCGATTTCGAGGACGCCCGCGCGCTGCGCGACAACCGCTGCCGCGCGTGGAAGGACACGCCGAGCGAGCAGGACCTGAAGTCGGGCCGCGTCGGCATCGCCGACGATCTGCTCCACCACTTCCTGACCGTCAGCGGCGGCAATGCCCGCCGACTGGTGACGACACTCCTCAATGCGCAGAGCGCGGCGAAGGCCGTCGGCGTCACCGACATCGATCGCGCATGGTGGGGTGACCGCCCGATCCTCACCGGCGAGCTGCCGGCCCGGCGGCTTGCTGCCTGATGGGCCGCGCGCCCGCCTCCATGGACGGCGTCTGGTCGGCGCTGGTGGCCGCGGCGCAGCCGATGACCGCGACTGCGCTCTGGGCGCACGCTGGCGGGAGCGCCTCGGTGCGCTCGGTCAGCAACACGCTCAACAAGTGGAAGCGCGCTGGCCTGGTCGAGCTCGTCCTGGCGGAGGGCGGCGAGCGCGCCGACGGGCAGCGCGAGCGGCGCAGCTGGCGCGCGAAAGCCGGTGCACCGCGCACGCTGCCGATCGTGACTGGCGTCAGCGCCAAGAGCCCGGTCAGGCGGCCCGGCTGCACGCCGCGCACCACCGGCCAGGAGCGCATGTGGCGCGCGCTGCGCCTGCTGCGCCTGCGCGGGCCGTTCGATGTCGACCAGCTCGCGACGGTCTCACAGGTGCCCGTGACGACCGCGCGGCCCTACCTGCTCCGGCTCTACTACGCTGGCTACACCCGGCCGGTGCGCGGACCCGGCAATCGCCCGGGCGAGACCACACGCTGGATGGTGCTGAAGCACACCGGCGCGAAGCCGCCTTCTCTCCTGCACCGGACCGACGAGGCTGGTGGCCGCACGCTCAACTTCCATGATCCGAACACCGGCTATCTCTGCGACGTCACGCGCAGGCCCGAGGGGCTGAAAGGCCCGATCCTCGGCCGGAGGCGCCCGTGAAGGGTCCGGTCAACCGCGAGAAGGCGCTCGCCGCCTGGGCTCCGCTGCCGCCCGAGTGGGTGAAGAAGCTCGCCGACGCATGCGACGCTACCTCGCAGCGCATCGTCGCCGACAAGATCGGCCTGTCCTCGGGCGCGGTCAGCCGCGTGATCAACCACACCTACGCCGCGGGTTACGACGAGATCGAGCGCAAGGTGATGTCGCGCCTCGTCGAAGCGCGCGTCGATTGCCCCGCCGTCGGCGCGTCGATCGCGCTCAAGACCTGCATCCGCAACCGGCGCGCCACGCACACGCCGACGTCGATGGGCGCGCACGTCTTCGCGCGCGCGTGCCCCACCTGCCGCTTCAACACCGACAAGCACGAGAAGGAGAGGACCTGATGGCCAGGCGCCGGAAGGCGGGTGCGCTCGATGCGCCCGCGACCTGGAACGAGGCGGTGCTCTGCGCATCGCATTATCACGCGCAGGAACTGGAGAAGCGGCGGCTGAAGCTCGTCGCCGACGAGGCGATCGCGAGCATCCGCGCCGAGCGCGACCGGCAGCTGAAGCCCGTCGAGCTGTCGCTGAAGGAAGGCTTCCGCCGCCTGCAGGCGTGGTGGGCGGTCGCGAAGGCCGAGGTGACCGGCGGCAAGAAGAAGTCCACCGAGATCGCCGGGCTGCAGATCGGCGACCGGCTGTCGAACCCGAAGCTCGCGCACCCCGGCCTTACCGAAGAGCAGGCGGTCCGCGTGCTGCAGGACAATTTCCAGGGGCAGCTCGTGCGGCTGCACCCCGCGCTCGACAAGCCCGCGATCATGGAGGCGCTGAAGCTCGATACGCCGCAGGCCGCGTTCCTGCGCAAGCTGGGCTTCACGCTGGAGCAGACGGAGGAGTTCTTCGTCTCGCCGATCGAGGCCGCCGACCCCGCCACCCCCGAGCTGAGGGAGGCCGCGTGATGGGCCGCGAAGCACGAGCCGGGGCCGCGAAGCGCGAGCCCTTCGAGGCGAAGTTCGACCCGAAGAAAATCCGCGAGATCGCGCGGGCGATGGACGCGGCCGCCTGCAGGATCATCGCGCCGGACGGCAATACCAGCCTCGACGATGTGTCGATGTTCTATGCCGCCTGTGGGCTGATCGCCGGAGCGCGAGCCGCCCGGACGAACGCGATCCTGTCGGATCACTTCGTCGGTGGTGCCGGGGCCGCGCGGACAGCGGCCTTCATTACGATGACCGCCAACTTCACCGAAGGCTATCGGCTGGAAGAACGGAAGATCGGCCGCAAGGGTCCGTCCTGGGGGACGATCCAATGACGCACATCCCCCTCACCCCGCGGCAGCGCGAGCTGTGGGCGTGGCTGGAGCCGCGCCTGCGGGCCGGGTGCCCGCCCACCTACGACGAGATGCAGGCGGCGCTGGGCGTCAAACGCAAGGCCCTCCACGAGCGCATCACCGCCCTCGTCGCGCGCGGGCTGATCGTTCGCGCGCCCGCCGTGGCCCGCGGCCTCGCGCTGCCGCCGCCGACGCTCTGCCGCCGCAGCGCCCGCGCCATTGAAACCTCCCTGCAACCGGAGACCACCGATGCCTGATCCGCTTCCCACATCGGCCGCGCCGCCCGTGGCGCCGGCCGCGCTCCCCGCGCTGTTCGTGCCCAACGGCCGGGTGAAGGCCGTCGCGCGCGGCACCGACGGCATGACGCTGATCGTCGAGGGCCGCGACGGCCCGCTCTGGCGCCACCGCGCGACGGTGACGCTGTCGGAGGCCGAGTTCATGGCCTTCTTCGACCAGGCCGCCGACCAGGTGCTCGCCCAGACCACCGCGATCATGGGAGGCGCCCGGTGACCGGCTATCCGCTGCTGCGCCGCGCGACGTGGTTCACGCTCGCGCTCGCCCTCACCGACCTCGCCCTCACGATCTGGGGAGGGCGGGCATGAGCGCGCCGAACCTCCCGCTCAACCGCGCCGTCGCCATCGCGCGCGAGGCGCTGCGCGATCATGAGCGCGACTGCGCGGCGGTCATCGACCGTTATTCCATCGTCTGGCGCGAGAACTACGACCGCGCCGAGAAGGCGCTCGCCGGGGTGATCGAGGCGAATGGCGGCCGCTGCACGCTGACGCCGCCGCACCACCACGTGGTGCGCTTCGCAGACATCCGCTCGACCAGCACGTCGAGCTACGCGGGCGCGCTGCGCAACTGGCTGCGCGCTGCCGAGGCGCGGTGCGGGGAGCTGGTGCTGTGAGCGCGCCCGGCTTCATCCAGTGCGACGGCTGCGGGCTGATCCGCCCGCTGACGCCGCTGCTTTTGTGCGAGAGCTGCATGGGCAACCCGCGCGTCGTCCAGCGCATCTGCGCCCGTCGCGCGGGGATGCGCCTGATCGGCGCGCTGCTGCTGGCGCTGATCCTGATCGCGCTCGTCGCCTGCTGGCACTGGTGGGAGGGCTTCCCCGAGCAGGTGCGCCACTGCGCGCAACGCGAGGTCGCGAAGCTGAAGGCGGACGGCGTGCTCCGCGATCCGCTGCCCGAGCCCAGCCAGTGGGCGCGCGAGAACGCCGACAGTCACGTCCTCGCCTTCGCGATCGTCCACGCCGATCGCTACCGCACCATCGCCGCCGCGCACGACGCCCGGGAAGCGGGGGTGAGGTCGTGAGCGCCCTGATCGTCGACAACTTCGCTGGAGCTGCGCGTGCGCAGGACCGGGACGCCGCGTCATGGCTGAGGCGATGGATCTGGAGTTCGAGGCCGGGCAGCTCTCCGGAGCCATCTCCTGCCTCTCGGTCCTCGTCGCCGAGGCCGGAACCAGCGTCGTCACCGGCGCCGATCTGTCGGCGCTGCTCCACTGTGTGGAGCGGCAGGCCGCGTGCGTCGGCATCATGGTGCACGACGTCCTCGAAACCGAGCGCGAGCGCACAGCGCAGCGCGCCTGATCCCGGGGCGGCGCAGCGCCGCCGCCCCGCACATCGCACCATCAGGGAGGGAGCATGACCCTCACCGCCATCCGCGCGCGGCTGTCGGTCGTTGCCGCGCAGCCCGCGCGCCCCGCCGCCTGCCCGGCCGCGCGCTTCAACCGCGTGGCTGTCGCCGAGCGGCTGCGGCTCTTGCGCGACGCCGACGACGGCCGCCCGCTCGGCTTCGACGTCGCCGAGGCCGCGCGCGACCGCCTCGCCCAGCGCCTTCGCGGCGTCGACCCCGACGGCATCGCCCAGGCCCGCGCGCTGGGCGACGCCCATCGCGCCCGCTGGACCACCGCCCCCCGCCCCTGGCTCAACTACCGGAGAGACTGATGGCCGTCACACTCGGATTGGCTGCCCACCGCAAGCTACAGGTGACGCTGGGCAAGATGGACAGCCGCGCCGCGCGCATCAAAGCGTTGCGCGCCGCCTGCGCGGTGCGGAAGATCTGCGAGGAGGACTACCGCTCCATCCTCGAACGCGCGACGGGCAAGCGCTCGGCCGCCGACTGCGACCTCGCCGAGCTCGGCCTCGCGCTCGATGCGGTGAATGCCCTGCCGCGCCCCGACGGCCGCGCGGCGCAGCGCCCCGCGCACGCCAAGGCCGTCGCGCTCTGGTGGAACCTCTACTGGCTGAACGAGATCGCGCCCGAGGAGCCCGGCCAGGTGCTGAAGGCGCTCGACCGCTTCGTCGAGCGGCAGACTGGGATGGCGGCGCTCAAATTCCTGCCGCCCCGCCAGTGCCACAGCGTGATCGAGGCGCTGAAGGACTGGTGCACGCGCGCGGGCGTCCAATGGCCCGCCGACGACGAGCGGCGCGAGTGGCGCAACATCTGGAGCGCTCCGCCCGCGCTGCTGCGCGTCTGGCCAGCGACCGCGGTCTGCGAGGCGCTGTGGGCCAGGCTCTACGACGCGCACGCGGTGCGCGAGCAGGGGTTCGAGCCGATGACCAACTGGCTGCGATCGGCGGTCAGCAGCCGCCACCCGCCCGAATGGACCTCGCGCGACTGGGAGCGCGGCGTGACCGCGCTCGGCAAGCTGTGGCGGCGCACCGCGTGGAAGGCCGCTCGCAAGGGCGAAGCCTCATGAGTCGCGCGTTCAGCCGGCTGCACCGCCCCGAGCTGCCGCCGATCCCGGACAAGCCGCGCCGCTGCAAGCGCTGGACGCCGGTGATGCACGAGCTGGCCGACGTGATCGGCGAGCGCGCGGCGCTGGTGCTGTGCGACGCGCTGGGCGGGCTGGAGCTGACCGTGCCGCGGCGCTGGCAGCCCGGCAGCCCGGTGCCCAGGACGGTGGGCGAGGAGGCCGCACAGGCGATCGCCGACCTGATGTGCGGGACGCGCCTCGCGGTGCCGTGCGCGAAGCAGGCGATCGTCGTCGCGCGCTGCCAGCCGATCCTCGCCGAGGCGCGGACGGGCGCGATCAGCCTCGCGGAGGCTGCGTGGCGCGCCCACACCTCGCAGAAGACCATCCGCGGCTGGCTCGCCGAGGCGGGCGACACCGCGTCGCCGCGCGACCGCTTCGAACGCGGCCTCGCCTTCCGCCTGCGCCAGTTCGAGATGGAGCTTTAGGCGCACGGGCAAGGGGCGGGAGCAGCCGAAGCCACTCCCGCCCGGGACCCGGAGGGTAGTCCCAACAAGACGTCCTCACTACCCCCGGCCGCCGCCCGTCACACCCCGGCGTCCGCGCCGGGGTAAGCCAGCCCCGCGCGCGTGCGAGGGTTGCTCCGCATCCAACCGGAGCCACCGCCCGTGCCGCACCCGACCCCCGATCCGCAGCCGCGCGGCGAGCGCTTCAGCCGCGCTGCAGCGGCGTTGCAGGCGGCCTTCAGGCCCCAGCCGCTCGATCCCTGCAGCCGCTCCGGCGGCGCGCTGATCGACGTCCTCTACCGCCTCAAGCAGCGGGAGGGCGCGCGTGATTGACCTCGCCACCCGCATCAGCCCCAACTTCACGCTCGCCGAGCTGACGCGGAGCGAAGTCGCGGCGCGAAGGGGCCTCCCCAACATCCCCGGCCCAGCCGCAATCGCGTCGCTGACGACGCTGTGCGAGCGCGTGCTGGAGCCGCTGCGCGCCCGTGTCGGGCCGATCTACGTCAACTCGGGCTTCCGCTCGGTCGCGGTCAACAAGGCGGTGGGCGGCGTGCCGACCTCGCAGCACTGCCTGGGCGAGGCGGCGGACATCGAGTGCCCGGCCCTCGACAATGTCGAGCTCGCGCGCGCGATCGAGGCGCACTGCCAGTTCGATCAGCTGATCCTGGAGTTCCACACGCCCGGCCAGCCACGATCGGGCTGGGTCCATGTCTCCTACCGCGACGGGCGCCTGCGCCGCAGCGTGCTGACCGTCAGCTCGCGGGGCACCGAGCGGGGTATCCGCCCGTGAACCTGATCCCAAACGCCCCCATCGGCTCGCCCGGCTGGTGGATCACCTATCTCGACGACATCGTGCTGTTCCTGCTGATGCCCGTCGGCGGCGCGGCGCTGTGGGCGACGCTCGCATGGCTGGGCACCAAGTTCCCGAAGCGCGCCGAGCATGACGAGCTGAAGGGCCGCGTCGACATGACCGATACGCTGCTGAAGTCCGAGGTCATGCGCCTCAGCGAGCGGCACGACGGCGCCGACAAGCGGCTGGCGCTGATCGAGGTGCACCTGAAGGACAGCCCCACGCGCAGCGAGCTGTCGAAGGAGATCAGCGAGGTCAGCCGCAAGGTCGAGCGGCTCGACGGCAAGATCGAGGGGATCGGCGACAAGGTCGACGTGCTGCACGATTATCTGCGCCCGGTCGTCGAGACTGCGATGCGGGGCGGAAGGTGAACGAGATCGTGGCGGCCGTGCTGCGCGGCGCGATCCTGAAGTTCCTCGACGCCGCGGGCGTCGCGATGAACGACGAGGTGATCGCGGCCAGCCTGTCGAGCGTCGGCCACCCCGCCGCGCGCCGCACGGTGCGCGAAGCGCTCGAATGGCTCGCCGACCGCGGCCTCGTCGCCACCACCGAGGCCGGGCCGTATCTCGTCGCCGACATCACCGACGACGGCCGCGACGTGGCAGCGCGGCGGCTGGCGGTCGATGGTGTGGAGCGGGTGCGCTGATGGCGCGCAGCACGGTCGAACGGCTCGATCCGAAGATCAAGGCCGCCGCGGTCAGCGCGATCGCGCGCGGCGCAACGGTCGACGAGATCGCAGCGACGATCGGCGAGCTGGGCGGCGACGTCAGTCGCTCGGCGGTCGGCCGCTGGGCCAAGAACTGGCGCAAGGTCGCCGACCAGCAGCGCGACATCGCGACCGTCGCTCGCGCGTTCGGATCGGAGTTCGGCGCCGAGGGCAACGACCAGGTCCGCGTGCTGACGCAGATTTTCACGAGCGTCGTCACCAAGCTCGGCCTGAGGGCGCTCACCGCCAACGACGACGATGCCGAGGAGGGATCGGGCGTCAGCGCGATGGACGCGCACTTCTTCGCGAAAGCCTGCAAGGATCTGGCGAGCGCCCGAAAGCTCGACGTGGAGACCGTCGAGAAGATCCGCGACGCCGCGCGCAAGCAGGCGCTCGACGAGGCGAGCAAGGTGGCCGAGAAGGCCGCGCGCGACGGCGGCGCCTCGCCCGAGACGATCAACCGGATCAAGTCCCAGTTGCTCGGCCTGAAGGCCGCGGCATGAGGGCGACGTTGCGGCTCTCCCCATTCCACCCGGTGGCCGCGGCGGCACCGGGTCACCCGCCTGCGCTGCCGGTCCCGGTCAACGCTGTGGGAGAAGCCGCGGTGGCTTGTGACAGCCAAGCGCAGGCCCGCCGCGCCGGATTTCTGCCATGAGCGCGCCCGTGCCTCCCGCCGCCGTGCCCGTGCTGCTGCGCGTGGCGCACGCGATCGACAGCCACGAGGCGACGCGCGGGCTTTCGCTGAACCGGCTCGGCCAGGCGATCCAGGCGCTGCGTTTCGCGGGGCTGATCGACATCGCCAGCTTCGAACTCACCCCCGCAGGCCGCCGCGCCGCGGGCATCACGGAGGAGACGAAGCATGACGACGACGGTGACGATCACGACGCACACCCGGCCGGTGCGGGTGACACCGCTGAATCCGAAGGGGCCGATCCATGTCGGGCAACAGCAGCAGCGCATCGAAGCACATTCCTCGCGTCATCCGTATCTGACCGAAATGCATGGCCTGCTGATCGAGGAAATCCAGCCGAGCCACTCGGACTATGCACCGCCCGCTCCGCAGCCCGACCCGAACAGCGAGCTGGTGACGGCGAAGCCCGCGTAACACCAATTCCAGACTCCGCCGGGAGCGAAGGGGATGAGGGCGTTCCGCCCCAGGCCCCGGCTGCCCCCGAGCCGCGCGCCGAATGCGCGGCCATGGACAACGGCGGGGCGCGTCTCTCGGCGACGGAGGACGCGGATGAGCCGCAGACTGTGACGGGCGCTGCCCGGAGGGTTGAACCGGATGCGGACGCAGCTCCCGCCCCGGTCGTCGCACCGGCTTTGCAAGCCGCCTTCACCCACGCTGCAACCCCACCGGAGGCCGACGATGCCCAGCCCGATCGCCGCGCTGATCGACCAGCTGCTCGATGCGTGGGCGGCGCAGGAGATCGGCGCGGCGGGGCGCGCGATCACGGCTGCGGGGAAGCTGGGCGTGGAGCCGAACACGCTGACGCACGCGGCCGAGATGGTGCAGACCGCCGAGCGCTGGCTGGCGCTGATGGAGCGGCTGCCGCACGCGCTGGCGCTGGAGGCGATGCAGATCGCCGCCCGACGTCACCGGGCTTCGGCTGGGTCGAGCGCTACAAGCAGGGCGACCAGTTCTACACCGCCCCGGTCGGCCCCGCCTTCCGCGAGCGGCGCCGCGTCCTGAACAGCCGGCGCGCCGCCAGCCTGCTGCGCCGCGCCGCCGAGCCAGCCTTGATGGTCGACGGCGAGCTGGGCGAGGCGCGCCAGCTGCTGCAGCGGCGCGGGCACACCGTCTATCGCGCGAGCGTCGACGGCGGCCCGGCCGACCGCTGGCGCGTCAACCGCGAGCTGCTGACCGACGCCGAGCTGATCGCCCGCGCCCGCCGCCTTTCGATGCGCGTGGAGCTGCGCTGATGGCGCGCCCGGGCTTCTGGACGGTCGAGCGTCGCCGCGAGCTGGCCGAGCTGCTGGCGCGCGGTGCGACCCACAACCAGGCTGCCGACGTGCTGGGCACCACGGCACGGCGGATCAGGGACGCGCTGCACTATTACGGCGACGGGCTGACCGGCGAGCGCCGCGTGCCCCGGCCTCCGACCCCGCGCGGCTGGGCCGAGAAGGCCGCGCTCGGCTCGGCCGCGCTCAAGCTCGCGATCGACGATTACCATCGCCGCCACGGGGTGCGGTCGTGAGCGCGCTCGCCGCCCTGATGGACGTACCGCTGTTCCTGCCCTACCAGCAGCGGGCCGTGGAGCTAAGCCACCAGCACAAGCTGTTGGTGATCGAAAAGAGCCGCCGGACGGGCATCACCTACGCCCTTGCTGCCGACGATGTATTGAGCGCCAGCGCTGCCGAGGGCGCGGAGGACGTCTATTACACGTCGTACAACCTTGAGATGACCCGCGAGTACATCGATTATTGCGCGTCGTTCGCCAGGGCCTTCAACATCGCTGCCACCCAGGGCGAGTTCTTCTGGAAGGTCGACGGATCGGACGCCTTCAAGGTCTATCGGATCGACTTTCCCAGCGGCAAATCGATCGTCGCGCTGCCGGGGGTGGCCCGCGCGCTCCGCGGCAAGCAGGGGAAGGTCCGGATCGACGAGGGAGCCTTCGTCGACAACCTGCCCGAGCTGATCAAGGCGGCGCTGGCGCTCGGCATGTGGGGGAGAGGGGGCACCGTCGTCGTCTCCACCCACGACGGTGCGGACAACCCGTTCAACATCCTCATTGAGGATATTCGGGCGGGAAAGACCGAAGGATGCGTGATGCGCGTCACCCTGGCGGACGCGCTCGCCGACGGCCTTTACAAGCGAATTTGCCTCGTTTCCGGCACCGCATGGACGCCCGAGGGCGAGGCGGAGTGGGAGCGCTCGCTCCGCGCGCGCTACGGCCCCGCCGCCGAGGAGGAGCTGGACGTGATCCCCGCGCGCGGCTCGGGCGTCTATCTCAGCCGCGCGGTGATCGAGGACGCGATGGTGGCCGACGCCCACGTCGTTCGCCTGCGCGCGCCCGACGAGCTGGTGCACTGGCCCGCCGACCGCGCCGAGGCGTGGATCGCCGAGTGGTGGCAGGAGAACGTCCGCCCCCTGCTCGCCGACTTCCCCACGAGTGAGCGCAGCTTCGCTGGCGGCGACTGGGCGCGCACCGGCGACGTCTCGGCGCTGCTGCTCGGCCAGACCGAGCCCGACCTCACCCGCCGCGCGCGCGTGATCGTCGAGATGCGCAACGTCCCTTTCCGCGAGCAGCTGTGGGTCGCCAAGCGCAGCCTGCACGCGCTGCCGCGCTTCTGCGGCGCGAAGTTCGATGCGCGCGGGCTGGGCATGCAGATCAGCGAGGAGCTGCTCCGCGAGTTCGGCGCGGCGCGGATCGAGTGCGTCCAGACCACCCAGAACACCTATCTGGCGGGCATGCCGCTGCTGAAGGCGGGGCTGGAAGATCGCACCTTCCTGCTGCCGCGCGACGAGGGCGTGCTCGATGATCACCGCCTGGTGAAGCTGGTGCGCGGCGTGCCGATGATCGTCGACCGCACCACCGACAAGGCCGACGGCGCGAAGGGCAAGCGCCACGGCGACACCGCGATCGCCTCCATGCTGTTCCTGATGGCGGTGCGCGACGCGTCCGAGCCGTTCGATTTCACCCCGGCCAACGCGCTCCGCGCGCCCCGACTCGCAGGTGCTGACCCCGACAGCATCTTCGCCGGGTTTGGCGTCGGCGGCGACGGGTTCGGGCTGTCCGGAGGGAGTTTCTGATGGCCACCTCGCCCGCCGACTATCAGCGCATGTTCGGCGGCCGCGGCCGCCCGGCCGCGAACGTGCGCGAGCTCAGCCAAGAAATCGCCACCACCGGCAACGGCCGCGACATCACCGTCCAGTGGATGGGGCGGCTGCGCGAGCCCAGCGACCGGCGGCTGTGGGGCGCGATCAACTGGGGCGAATATGCCCGCGTGCGGCAGGACGACCAGGTCGCCAGCTGCATGCAGCAGCGCATCTACGCGCACATCTCGCGCCCGTGGGAGGTGATCCCGGGCGACGAGACGCCGCTCGCCCAGGCAGCGGCCGATGCGCTGGAGGAGGACCTGCAGGCCGTCGGCTGGGACCGGCTGTGCGAGGCGATGCTGTGGAGCCGCTTCTACGGCTACTCGGTCGCCGAGGCGATCTGGGAGGTGAACGCCGCCCGCCGCCTGGCGTGGAAGAAGATCGTGCCCAAGCGCGCGCGCCGCTTCCGCTGGGGCGACGACGACACGCTCCGGCTGCTGACCCGCGAGAACATGCTGCCCGGCGAGGCGCTGCCGCCCAACAAGTTCTGGGTGGTGACGAGCGGCATGGAGAGCGACGCCGACTTCTACGGCCAGTCGCTCGCCGAGCTGCTCTACTGGCCGGTCTATTTCAAGCGCGGCGGCATCAAGGCGTGGAACATCTTCCTCGACAAGCTGGGCGTGCCGACGGTCATCGCGAAATACCGGCAGGGCGCGACGCTCGACGAGATCAACAAGATCATGTCGGCCATCCGCCAGCTGGCAAACGACAGCGGCATGGCGGTGCCCAGCGAAACGGTCATCGAGCTGCTCGAGACCAAGCGCTCGATCAGCGATTTCGGCGAGCTGTGCCGCTACATGGACGGCGCCATCGCGAAGATCATCCTTTCGCAGACGATGACCACCGATCACGGCTCGTCGCGCGCGCAGGCGCAGACCCACCAGGAGGTTAAGCTGGAGATCGTGAAGGCCGACGCGGACCTTCTGTGCGACAGCTTCAACACATCCGACATCCTCGACTTCTGGACGCGCATGAACTTCGGCAACGACTGCCCGAAGCCGATGGTCGCGCGCCTGGTGAAGGAGGAGCGCGACATCGGGCTGACCGCCGACGCCGACTACAAGCTGTGGCAGATGGGCTGGCAGCGCAGCGAGGACAGCTTCCAGGAGGTCTATGGCGACGGCTGGGAGCGGGTGACGCCACCCGCACCGGCCAAGGGCGCAGCCGCCGATGCGGGCGGCGCTGGCGTGGGCAGCGCTGGTGGCGATGCTGGCGGCGGCGCCGACGATCCGGTGATCGACGTGACCGAGCTGGCAGCCGCCGACGCGCAGGCCGCGGCGCAGGACGCGATCGACCTGATCGTCGCCCGGCTCGACGCGGGCTGGCAGGAGGTCACCGATCCGCTGCTTGGGCCGCTGATCGCGGCGGTGCAGGCGGCGGGCAGCTTCGAAGAGGTCGACGCGGCGCTGAATGCCGCCTTCCCGGACACCGATCACGAGCCGCTGATGCAGGCGCTGGAACGCGCAGGATTCGCCGTCCGCGCGCTCGCCAACAGCCAGAAGAAGGGATCTGGCGCATGATCACGCTGAACGATGAGGCGATCGCCTGGTCGCGGACCGCACACCCGATCGCCTCCGATCTGTTCCGCGACGCGCTCGTGAAGGGCTACGTCGCCGGTGCGCTGAGCCGCATAGAGTACCCCGAAGCCGCGAACGTCGGGCCGTATGTGGGCCTGCACCCTGACCGGCCGCCCCACACACGCGCGGGCTCGGGCGGCCCCTGGCCTTCTCTATCGGTCGCATTTGCGATGGGCCTTGCGCGGGCGGCGGTGTCGGCCCTGGTTGCGGCAGGACAGGACGCGAACGCGGCTGCCAAGATCGTCGGAGCCTTCGCCGTCAGCGCAGCCGCAGGCTTAACCGAATGAGCACCGCGCCCGCCATCAGCGACGAGGTGAAGAAGCTCGCTGGCGAGGAGGTGGTGGCGATCACCGATCTGCTCGCAGCGGGCGGCCGGCAGGTGGTCGTCGCGGCCGTCGTCATCGATCCGGTAGCGGACGAGGCCTACTACACCTTCGGCCACACCGCGCTCTGCGCGCGGTCGGTCGAGCTGGCCGCGCTCGCGCATCTGAGCCTTCGCGACCAGCTGCTCGGCACGCCCGGGGACGTGCGCCCGATCGAGGCCGGAGGCGGCGATGCGGACCTCGGCTGACAGGCCCGCTGCATGCCTGCAGCTGCGCTGCAACGCCTGCGGCAACCTCATCCAGGGCCACTATGTGGCGCTGCGCGGCGGCATCGTCCGCCACCTCAACTGCCACCTCGCGCTCAACGGCCCCCACGCCCACGCCCGCCCCGAAGCGCAGGAGTGGCGGTGATGAAAGAGCACCGCATCCCCGCCGTCGACCGCGCCAACCACGCCTACTGCGAAGCGTTGTCGGCCGAGCTGATCGGCCCGATCCGGGAGGCTGCGCACGGGCGCATGAACTCGGCGCTGATCGAGTTCGAGGATGGCGTCCGCCACATCGTCAGCCGCTGGGCTGTGCGGAGGGCGGGATGGACGCGAACGCAATTGACCAGGCGACGGCCGATCGTCTCGGGATTGAAGTCGCGCCACCAGGAACGGTTGCCGAGCAGATGAAGGCCTTCGACCTTCTGCCGCCTGGTGTTCGCCGCGCGCTCTGGAATGTCCCCTGCGATCTCGATGCGCCTGAAGTATTGACAGCATCCTATTTCATGTCGTCTGCGGCTTTGATCGCATCGATCATTCGGGAGAGCCGCACTTTGGTGCGGAAATCGGCCGCCGATGGCTGACGATCCGCAGATACTGGGCGCGACCTTCGATCAGCCGCCCGGCGACGCGCTGAAGGCTTTCCGTGCGAAGGGCTTCCGGCCCACCGTCGGCTGGCGCGAGATGGCCGCCGACGAGCACGCGCGCGATTTCACCGTCGCCAAGGCCGCCCAGCTCGATACGCTCGTCGCGATCCGGCAGGCGGTCGTCGCGGCGATCGCCGAGGGCCAGACGTTCGAGCAGTTCCAGAAGGGACTGGTGCCGACGCTGCAGCGGCAGGGCTGGTGGGGCCTCGTTCAAAAACCGGAATTGACCGGCACGACGCAGCCCGTCTTCGTCGGCCCCAACCGGCTGCGGACGATCTATGATACCAACCTCCGCGTCAGCCGCGCGGCGGGCGACTGGGCGCGCTATCAGGCCACGAAGGAGTATCGGCCGTACCTCCGCTACTCGGCGGTGCTCGACAACCGCACGCGGCCCGAGCACGCCGCGTGGCACGGCACGATCCTGCCGATCGACCACCCATGGTGGCAGACGCACTTCCCGCCCTGCGGCTGGAACTGCCGCTGCACCACGATCAGCGTCTCGGATTACGAGCTGAAGAGCCGCGGGTGGAGCGTCGCTGCGAAGCCGCCGCCCGATCTCGGCCCGCCCAGGCCCTTCTGGCGCCCCGGCGCGAGCGCGCCCGAGCTGGTGCCCCACGGCATCGATCCGGGCTTCGCGTACAACCCCGGCGAGGCCGCGTGGCGCGCCGCCGCCGAGAAGGCCGCCACCTCGGCCGCGAACGCCGCGCAGGCGGGCGCTGCGAGCCAGGCGACGCAGATGCTCGCCGAGCTGCTGGCCGCGCCCGAGTTCCAGCGCTTCGTCGCCGCGCCTGCCGGGCGCTTCCCGGCGATGCTGCTCGACGACGCGGCGATGGCCGCGGTGGGCGGCGGCGAGCAGCGCGTGGCGTGGATGGGGACCGATGCGATCGCGGGGCTGGATGCAGCGATCGTCCGGCAGCTCCCCGGCCTTGGCCAGGGCGCCGAGAAGGTGGTGGCGCTCGGCGCCGACCGCGTGGTGATCGCGCGCGACGGCGACGGCTGGCTGGCGGCCTATATCCGCCCCAGCTTCGACGGCCGCAGCCTGACGATCGACCGCGTCGACCGGCTCGACGACGCGGCGCTGAAGCTGCTGCTCGATGGCGCCGAACTGCTGCTGAGCGCCTCGTGAAACCGGCCTGCAACCCCCTTTCACCGATCCCGCCGAAGGGCGGGGGCACGCGGTGCACGAGCGGCTTGCTGGCGTGAAGATCGAGCGCCTGCCGTGGGCCGAGTTCCTGCGCCGCTACGACCGGCCAGGGACACTGTTCTACCTCGATCCACCCTGCTGGGGCAGCGAGGGAGACTATGGCGACGACCTCTTCAGCCGCGCCGATTTATCCCGCATGGCCGATCAGCTGCGCGCCTTGAAGGGCCGCTTCATCCTGTCTGTAAACGACGTGCCCGAGGTGCGCGAGCTGTTCGCCGGGTTCGAGATGGAGGACGTACCTGTCCCCTATTCGATCGACGGAGGCGTCCCGACCGCCATAACCAGACTGGTGATTAGGGGCGGCGGAGGGTGA